ACCGTGCTGATGAGGCGATAGCCTCAAGTGACAGAAACCAGATGACGCCGCGTTTTGACGCTCGCGAGTGGTTTGATGAACTCCGCAAGATCGGATCCAACATACCGTGGTACGTCACATACCAACCACGGATGTTCTTCTACCCGACTCTCAAACCCGACCGCGTCTTAACAGCGAGCACTGTCTGCGAGGGGGAGTGGCGCACGTTCGTCCTCGATGTTGAGCATGGCCTCCACAAGGCGATAGAGGTCAATCACATCCCAGACCACCAACCAACCATCCTCGCCGCTGCCTTGATGCACGACAGATCTGAGAAGGCACGTGAAATATCCGACTTGAAGCTCGAGAACGAGATCCTCCGAGGGCAGCTAGCAGTGTACCGACAGGAGCATAAGACTACACCACGCTTCGCTCTGAGTTGGACTACCCTATTTGCCCTAATGTTTCTCGGTCTCTCACTCTTCTGGCACTCTGCGCATGGGCTGACAACAACATCCACCACAGAATCAGTCAACCCCATGGAGATGCTCAAATTGAACATCTGGCTTGACAACTTTGTGAGCGAGGCCAAACGCATCATCCACACCCATAGGACCACGGTCATGGATGCGGTTCGTACATCACCTTCTTGGCTCATCGCTAGAACTTTGACCCCCCATCTCTGGACCATAGTGACTGTTGTGCTTGGCATCGTGTCAGTTTACAGGTCGGAGCGGCGGGTGCTTTCAATCTGCTTCCTGGCCGCCGCAACTATGAGTGGTGGGGATTGGCTTTTCCTCTCCAGCGCGTCGTCGCAGACAGTTGTTAGTGCCATCTGCCAGATTGTTTGCGTCTTGGTTTCCCACATCGACCCGCTCGGGGCAATTTGTCTCTCCTCGCTTATCATGTTTGGGACATTCCTGGCCAGCATGTGCTGCACCAACAACGAGTTTATACAGCACTCTAGAGCTGCGTCGGTCAACACTGCTGTCCTCGTGACGTCGATCGTGCTCCGTACTATGCAGCTGCCAGCCATGCCAATCGCCTTTGCGCTTGCTGCGGTGCGGGCCTACACCATCATCACGGCACCCACAGGCGCGACAATTGAGGTCCGCAGCGAGGACGGGAAGGTGATTTCCAAAGACCCAGTCAAGCCTGGCATACTCTTCAGGTTCAAGCAGGGGCTGAGGAAGAGGTTTGCACAGCTAAGGTCATCCATGCCACCGCTTGTGCGCGTCAATCCAACAGCAGTTGTCCGCGTTGAGACCCCTGATGGTGTTGGGACAGGATTTTTCTGTGCAAATTACATCGTCACAGCCGGACACGTGCTTGGTCCTCACAAAGTGGCATCTGTCTGCATTGGCGTTGCCAAGTACCAGACTACCCTGGTGCGCCACATCGATGGCAAGGACATCGCCCTCTTGAAGATCCCCCAGCAAGTGCAAAACTACCCACGGTTGAAAATCGCGTCGAAGATAGAGACCGAGTGGGTTTGTATATACTCGCCAGACGGGGATGGCGCAATTGTCCAATCAGTCGTCCCAGGCCACCAGGTAGACGGCTGCATTGACTATGCGGTCCCCACTAGGGACGGCATGTCTGGTGCGCCTCTTGTCAACCCAGACGGGCGTGTCATGGCAGTCCACCTTACTAACACTGGCTTTACAGGTGGGGCTCAAATCCTAACCCAGGCAGATGTAACCGACCCCCCCAAGGGCAGTGCCAATGAGGACAAGCTCAAGCAGGAGATTGAAGAGTTAAAGAAACAGCTTGCCAAATGCAACCAGTCAAACACCCAAGCAGAAATTGTTGGGTTGGTTCGCGCCGCAATGGCTCGCGAGATGACCATCCTGCGAGAGGAGCTCAACAAAGAGCTGAGGCTCGCCCCCCAGTATGATCAGGCCAAGGGCAAAACTAAAATGAAGACTAGGAGACTTCGCATGGCCGGCTCCAAGCCTCGCCGCCAGCGCGGCCCTGTCTTCACTGAGGAGGAGTACAACCGACTCCTCGAGTCTGGTCTCACTCCAGATGAGATCCGTGACATGGTGGACCGGCTCTATGATAAGGAAGTGGCGGGATTTCCAGAATGGGACCCAATGGATGATGGCTATGACCCCAATGAAGATTGGACGTTCGAGTCAGACTCAAACTTCGGGCAAAGGCAGGTCAAGGTCCCATCCTTCAACCAGTACATGGAGCGGGATTATGATGTCAAGGATGTGGAGAACATGCTTCGTTCGCTGACCCGCGCCGATGTTGATGCTATTGGGCCGCTGTATCCTATAACCGCCCACTGCATCGGTTCTCCTCTGTGCCCTGCCCTCCTGTGCCTTGTCGATAGGTATGCTGCGTCTAGGGGACTGTCCCCGCCATCATTTGGCCTTCCCTACACCCAGCGACGGGTTCCAAAAAACGGGAAGCGGGGCCAACAACAGCGGCCCCAGAAATCCACAAACTAGACGCATGGGAGACGCTGCGCCTTCCACCATCGAGGCGCGTTGTCCCAGACGACTACCCTGTCGTCTGCAACTTACCGATCAACAGGCCTATATATGAAGAGAAATTGGTTGATGACCCGCTCCTTGGACTTCTACCACCATGTGACCCTGACCTTCCGTTCCCACCCGCGGTGTGGGGGCCGCAGGCATACACCAAGTCGTTTGAGAAGTTCACGTACGCTGAGCCATCTAGGTTCTGGGAGCTTTACCCCGATGAATGCGCTTTTGCCGACAAGCAGTGGCGCAAGCATTACAATTTCCTCGAGGATACCCGGGTGATGCATATAACAGCAACTGAGAAGAATATTGATTCCACACCCGGGTACCCTAAGTGTGAGCTCCACGACAGTGAACGTGATTACCTCGAATGCAATGGGTGGGCCCCGTACATACGTGAGTTCAAGCGAGTCGACGCTGGCGCACAGCCACGTGTCCTCTGGTATTGTTTCCTGAAAAAGGAACAGCTCAAGAAAGAGAAGATCAAGGACGGCGACATCCGTCAGATAATATGCCCCGATGTGATTTACTCCCGCATCGGTGCCGCTCTTGAGCAACATCAGAATAACTTGATGAAGAAGAACACGGGCACCAGCAGTGGTCAATGTGGATGGACCCCATTCTTTGGGGGATTCGCAGAGAAAACGCGCCGCTTGGACAAGAACAAGATCATAGAGTTTGATTGGACTCGCTTCGATGGTACAATACCACGTGCCCTGCTTAAACACATCAAAGACCTCCGCTGGGAGAAGATCAACAAGCAGCACCGTGAGAGGTACAAGCATGTGCACGATTGGTATGTTCATAGCCTTCTCACCAGATACGTGCTCATGCCAACCGGAGAAGTAACGATCCAGCGCAGGGGCAACCCCTCAGGACAGATTTCCACTACAATGGACAATAACATGGTGAACTACTGGCTGCAGGCCTTTGAGTTCGCTTTCCTGAATAAGGGGAAGGACATTGAAACTCTCTGGAATGATTACGACACCATCGTGTATGGGGATGATAGACTGACATCGTCCCCGAGTGTTCCAGATGATTATGTCCCCCGCGTGGTTGCCATGTATAAAGATGTGTTTGGTATGTGGGTCAAACCTGAGAAAGTCAAGGTTGCAGATACCATCATTGGTGCTTCCTTCTGCGGGTTCACTGTGGGAAAGAATTACCAGCCAGTACCATCCAATCCCGAGAAGCTTTGGGCGAGCCTTGTCACACCCTGCCAGAAGTTGCCAGATGAATTTGCCCTCTATGGGAAACTCCTTAGTTTTAAGATCCTTATGCACAACAGTGAAGATCATCCTTTCAAGGATTATGTTGAGAAGTGCATCGCTGCCCTGGAGCATGGCCGCTCCTTGCCTAAAATTACTGATGAGCAGCTGGATCGTCTTTGGAGGGGAGGACCAAAGACAAATCCTAATGGCTAGCCGTAAACAACAGAATAGGCGTGCCACGCGCAACACGACCAACATCGTGGTGCGCAATGGAGCAGCTGCCAACCAGGCAGGAGCTGTCGGAGGACAGCGTAGACGGAGGAACAAGAGGAACAACAGGGCGCCGCAGGTCAACGTGCGGGTGCTATCCAACCGAGCTAAGGGTTTCCGCAGGGGTCCTCGCCGCCAGGGCGTCGGTAACCGTGTGGTTTTCCAGAAGATCAACACAACCCTCGGTACAGTTGGATCAAACGGAAGTGAACAGATTGAATGCGAACTCACGTGCTTGATGAATCCAGCTACTATGAAAGAGGCCACAGGAAGCAACAGCTTTGGTCCCCTTGGGATCTACGCATCCACTTACTCCCTATTCAGGATGACGAGATGCACTGTCACCCTCAAGCCACTTGTGGGTGACAGTGCTGTCTCAGGTACAGTCGCGCGTGTGTCCTGGAACCCAACCTCAACTCCAACACAAACTTCATGGAGTGCCTTGGGGGCTAGGAAGCATGTCGACGTCACACCTGGAAAGACGGGGAAGTTCACGCTCACCACCCGTGATCTGGTGGGCCCTAAGGGCGGGTGGTACAAAACCAACACCAAGGGAGATCCGATGATGTCATTTGCGGGAACTCTCGAGGTCCACACCCTCGGGCGCACAATGTCAACATACCGCAATGAGCAATTTAATGGTGGCCTTTTTCTAGCAGAGCTCGAGACTGAGTGGCAGTTCAAGGACTATTCACAGCAACCAGGTATGCTCAATTTGATAAAAGGTGAAGACACCCAGCAATCCCACATCCAAACTGATGCCAATGGTAAGATCCAACTTGTTGTACCAAACAACTCTCGCATGGCGCGCGCCGCCACCGGTGCTGCGAGCGAGATAATCTGGCTGGTTACTGACACCATCATACAGGCAGGTACAAGCGTGCTACCCCCTCCATTTTCATGGCTCATCCGCGGGGGTTGGTGGCTCGTGAAGCGCGCGGCTGGGGCGCCGGTCCGCGCGGGCAGCACGACATTTGATGTGTATGCCTCTATATCAGATGCTAGGGCGGACATGCCTTGCATATCAACTGCGACCAACATGGACCCAATACAGGTTGGCGGTCTGCACTTCCAACAGGTCACACCGGGTAACACAGGTATTTCCACTGAGACCTATGAAGCACGTGCGATTGCCGCACCAACCGTGAGTGGACCAACCCAGTGCTACGTCACGTCCTCGACGCGACTGAAATTTGGGATGGTAGAGCAGTATGTCCCCTCTTTCTGCGCATGGTACACATACTCGGCCGGCCAGAATCATAACAATGGCATCGGGTTTGTTGTCAATGGTGCGCAGTTAGGCACATACAACATCCATCATGTCACCGTCTCAACCAACGCTGGGCCCATAGATGTTGACCACTTCCAGAACCGCGTTCCTATGTACCTAATGTACAACAACACCACGCGCGAGGAGATTGGTTTTGCGGTTGCATCTCAATATGACCACATGGACAATTCACCTTCACTCAGGGTCTCCTCTGTCCTGTTCTATGCAACAAAGTCGCAGGCATACAATTACCAACAGGACTGGTACACCACTACAGTCCAGTACCCAGTGAACCACTCCAGCAACCCATACAACGCGGTTGTTAAGACACCAACCAGCCCTGTCAATGGCACAATCCGCCTGAAGGTGGAGCAAGGCAAGTGGTACGTTGCTCAGTACGTGACCCAGGGTGTCATCGACACACAGTACGTGGTCGGCAGCAACATCATTTATTCTCGCGCGACCACTGGGACACCGACAGGGGAAACCTACTTCGTCCCCCACATTGATGACGCAGACTCAGGTCTCCTGCCAGTCTACATGACTGGTCTCCACTTGGATGTCTTCACAACCACAGCAGTAACCGAGGGGCAGTTTTTGAACCTTGACCCAGCTGAGTTCTATGACATGCCACCCCTGGAGGGTGATGACGATGCTGATGATGAGGATGGAGGTGACAGCACTGATGAGGAACTGCAACTTGGTCCTATGGATGATTACTGTGATCCACCAATGTCCCGGTTGGTGGTTCACCCGGAGGCTCAGAAGGCGTTTGAGATTTTGCTCACGCTTTATCCAGAACGGGAAGCCCGCTTGGCAGCAAATCAGCTGAAACCAAGCGTTGAGTACGAGGAGTTCACCACCTCGTACCACAACGCATTGGCTGACGGCCTATCACCTAGGGCAGCTAGGGCTCACGCCCTGGGGCTCTAGGATGGCACCTGCGTTGTGCAATTTTAATCATTTTTCAGTTTCATTTGTGATTTGATTAGTATAGGTGAAGGG